TGATATCTCTGTTCCTCTTCCACCCTCTCTTCTCGGTAGGAAGAAATCTTCCAACATTGACATATGCTTACGATCATCTTTGATATCGCCTGTTTTAGCATCATATACCAATTTGTTTCGATATTGATTCATAATACCTCTTAGGTATTCTTCTGCCTTACCTTTTGGTAAGTTACCAACATCGATATAAAATATTCTTCTTTCTGGAGCTCTTGATATACGATATATTACCAATGAGTCTTCCATCATTCTTAACTGATTTACTGGCTTTAATGCTTTATGTAAATAAGATAAGATTCTTTTACGCCCTGGGTCCATCATACCTGATGTACAATATGCAATTGCATCAGGATATATTTTTAATCCCTGATTTGCAGCATTCATTGTTTTATCTTGATATAAGAAGTATTCATCTACTTTCTTAATCAATTTAGCTCCTGTCTTAGGATCTGTTTCTTCTTCGACCTCTTTAATTTTTCTTAATTTAGCTGGGTCGATATATCTGAGTTCTTTAATTCCACCTTTAGGATTATCATTATTGATAATAATATGATATGGTAATCTACCATCTACATACCATTTTCTAAAGATGTCATGAGCATATGAATTGAAGTTTAAAAGTTTAAGTACTTCATTAAACTCATGTTTTACTGCTTCTTTAATTTTATCTGATATTTCTAATTCATCTAATACTAGATTAACTGGAGATTCATCATGATCTCCAACAATTGCTTCATTGACAATATCCTCAATTGCAGCATCGCATTCAGGCTGTGCGGATATGTCTCTGTATTTCATAATAAGATCTACATCGGTCTTAGCCTTATCTCCGTCCATGTCGATGTAAGCACCAAAGTGCCCTCCGGCTTGTATAACGCCTGAGCCATCTTCATCAGTTTTTGGAACAAAAGAAGGTCTAACAGGTTCCTTTGAACCTTTCCTTGTGATCTCGAATCCGAAAAATTCTGCCATAATTTACCTCATATTATTGGGGAGGTCTCCCTCCCCTCTAATATTATTTATATACCTACGAAGTAGTGTCTGATTCCCAGTATTGTACTTGGAATTCCACTGTAAATTCTTCAATAGTGTTTTCAGAGTCATAACTGACTTCAATCTCAGAAATATTTGTAGGGAATAATCCTCTAAAATCATATTTCTTTGTAACTTCTCCAGCTTTATTCAGTTGTTCTACAACTGCGTCTGCTTGATAATCACTTGGATTTGAAAGTCCTGTATTCTCGTTATGACTATTGATGCCGTTCATCCAACGTTCCATTGCATTTCGAACTTCGAAACCAACATCGTTAATAACAGTAATTGTCCAAGGATCAAATGTTCTGTCACCAGCAATCTGTAATTGTCTACCTCTGAAAAGAACAGGGATAGGTGCAATCACTGATGAAGGCATCTGAGCTGTTTTACACATAAAGGATGTAAGTTCTACATCACCTTGTGCATAACTAGGATAATTCATAGTTACTTTGAATAGGTTGGATCTTGCGCCACCGCCTACTAGTTTTGATTTAAAATCATCTACTCCTAAAATTGCCATGATATCCTCCCTTAACTACCTGCTATCTCGGAGAATTCTACTCCGGATCTTGTTGCTATGAAGTTCAATGTAATGAAGTTAATAGATCTTGAAGGCTTGATAAAGATATCAGCCACAAATCTATTTGCATCGATTACTTGACTTGTGTTGTTTGATTCATCACAGATTACTGAGAAATCTGTAAGTCCTCTTCTACCTTTTACGTCTCTTAAGAACGGTTCAACTAAGTTTTTGAACTGAGCTCTTGTAAATTCGTCGTTAAATTCGAAAAGTTGTGCTTTAGCTGCTGTGCTAATAGCCTTTTCTAATACGATGAATAATCTACGTACATTAATTCTGTCGAATGCAGAAGGTCGATTTAATAAAGTTTTATCACCAAAGAGTAATGTACCTTGTCCAGGTAATGATACTAATGGATTAATTCTTGCTTTATATAATGTATCTCTGTCTGCTTTCTTAGGATTGAATGCTAATTTTGTTACTCCGAGAAGTTGTCCTCTGTTAACACCTGCTGGTGAGAACCATGCATCTGCAACTCTATCTGCATTTGCACAAAGACCTGCTTGGTGACCAGCTGCTCCGATATATCTGTATACGTCGTTATATTTGTCATATACATAAAGAGCACTTGAATCAACTGCAGCATATGAAGTAGATGTTAAACCATCAGCAAATGCTTTTACATCTGCAGCTGGTGAAGAACTACCTGCTGTATCTTCTATTGGAGGTGAAACAAAAGCCATACAATCTTTTCTAGCTACTGCTATTGATATGAGATCGTTTGCAATGGTGTTTTCACCATTAGCATCAGGAGAAGCAAAAAGAAGATTTACATCTTCAGTTTCAGCATCCTCGAATAAATCATATCCTAAAGCAATTTCGCCAGTTGTTGGTGCGTTATCATCTGATCCACCGTCAAGTGAATCTGATTGAATTGCATCAGCTGTTGTAAAAGAGTTTTGATCTGCTATTGCATTCCCAGCTTCGGTAAATGATGCGTCGTGTCCTAACCACCAGATATATTCTGATTGAGAGTTAACAACATCTTTATAGAAGTTACTTGTACCATCTCCTTTTTTAGCATCTGAACCTTGTGATACAAATGCAAAAGTTTCTAATACAGTACCAGTAGTACCTGAAATAGCTCCATCTTCATCAATCACGACGATATGTAATTCGTCGGCTGATGCAGATTTTCCTAAATCAGTTGCATACTGTGATGTTCCTGGAGCAGCATCAAACTGTCCAGCATGAGCCCAACCAGAAAAACCAGTTGAGTTAGAACATACTTCTACTTTTAAGCTATTACCTAAAACGCCAGGATATTTAGCAGCCCAAGGTCCTTTTGCAGACTGAGCGCCGCCAGCATAATTATTATCGTAGTCTTCATCGTTTTTGATGAGTTGACCAGAGCCATCAGCAGTCGCGTTGTCGTGACCACTCGCTACTCTAACCACTTTCAGTGCGTTTCCATATTTAAGAAATGACGCAGCTACGAGAAAGTATTTTGCAGTATTAGAATCTGGTGAACCAAATTTCTCAGCTAATTCTTTTTCAGAACCAATAGATACTATTTTGTCAACCGGACCCCAATTAAATGAACCAGCAAATCCACCAATTGATGATGAAACGGCCGGAACTACACCGGTAGCATCGATCTCTTTGATCTCTACGCCGGGTGATACTTGAAATGCCATCGCTTTATCCTCTATTTTATTGAGTTAGTTAATAAGTTACACATAATACGAATCTTCAATACTATTATTTATAAATATAAGTATCTCATCAATGATCGTTTCCATCATTACGTAAAGCAACATCGCTTGCAATAAACAATCTATCTGGATGTATTGATACTCTAAATTGTGTCATTGTTTTTCTATTGACTAACATTTCAGAAGCTGTATCTTTCTCTGTTAGCCCTAGTTCTATTGTATATTTCCTATTATTAAATGTAACTCCGTGTTCGATTACGGGTCTTCGATCAAATTCTTTAAGACCTCTTGTAGGTTCAGATATATCAACTATCTCACTTTTAAATGTATGACCATTCTTTTTCCATGTTACCATATCTCCATCAACTTTCATTGAATCAACATGTAACATAGAAGCTGATGCTGAGTTACCAGTATCAAACTTAGCTCGTATTGGATTTTCTTCCATACCATCTAATATAATACTTTCAATATATCCTACTTCTTGTCTCATAAATGGTCTACGTCTTCGTTCTGAACTAAACCAATTTAATATGATATCAAGTGTTTGTTTATCTGTAATTTTTTTTGTATGAGTACCATCTTCTATATTATATCCCATAAAATGAGATCGTATACCAGGTGAACCATTGACTTCAATTACATAAAAATCTTTTCCTACTTTACAATGATCTACACCACAATAAGAAGCACCAACAGCTCTTGCAGCATTTATTACTAATTGTTTTTCTTTTTCAGATAACATATAAGGTACTGTTTCTGCACCAAGATGTACGTTATTTCTAAACTCATCTTTCTTTACTTTAATTCTTTCAGCACTTGCAACAATTTTACCATCAACTAAAAGTGTACGTACATCTGATTTAAGTTCAAAATATTCTTGTATTAATAAGTCTGCATTAAACTTCCAAAGTGATTGAGCTACTGATATAAGTGAGGCCATATCATTCACCTTAGAAACACCTACCCCTTGAGTGCCCTTCAGTGTCTTCAGAATCACCGGAAATTTGCCGCCTATATTGTCATGGGCCTTTTCTATTGATTTAACATTGTTTATAATTGATGTTCTTGGCACTGGAATATTATTTCTTTCGAGTGCAATAATGTTTGACATTTTGTTATCACAAAGTAACATTGCTTCTAAATCATTTACAAGAAAGAATCCAATTGTCTGTAATGATGATACTAACGCCTGAGCTGTAAGAGTTTTAATTGCTCCAGCTCTTACAAACACAAGAGAATTTTCTACTTTTATTGTAACTTCTTTGTCTTTACCATCAATATTATGTATGGTGACTTCTCCAATCTCAACATCCTTTGAAGCAATAAATGCATCTTCAACATTAATCATAGTATTTTTCATGTTGTATTTCTTTACAAGATCTTGCATGTGATCAGCAAAAGTACCCTCTTCGTCT